ACGTCTTTTATATCAACAAAATAGCGATAAGGCTTATTCGGAGTAACCGGGTCAAGATCTGATACTATAAGGCTGTTATGCTTGTACAACAGACGTTCAAATATGTCGGAGTTGAATTGCTTAATATTCAGATCATCAGCGAAATCAGCGTAATCCTTGCCTTTAATGTCATATTTAAAATCAGAATCCTCAGCGTTGAATACCCGCATCAATTGAGGTTCAATCCTGTTGTGAATGATCTTACTTGAAGGAAGCGGAAAGCGCAGGTATTTAAAGAAGGTCAGAAAGTTCTCTGTTTTAAAGATTGACTTAACCCAGTTAAGAAAGTGATCATCGGTCTGATACTTCCTTTCAGCCCATTGTTTTATATATTCCTGATCAAAACGGTCTTCCTGGATTTTGGAGTTAAGTAAATAATTCAGTTGTTTTTCCTGAGTTACAGCCTTTTGAATTGAGCTTGAATTGATGCCTGCTTTAATAAATTCGATACTCACTCCGGTTGAAATGTGGCATTATCGCAGTCTTTTGCAGACACAAATATACAACTTTTTTAATAAACAATGATTTTTGTTATATATTTTGTTAATAAATTCACTATAAAAATAAGCGGTGTTTCAATGGCCGGAGAAATCTGACTAATCTATATAATATCAATTAGTTACAAAATAGGCATATTTTACAAAAATCGCTTAATTTGTCTGTACCTCAAAATCATCAAATCTGTCGTGCATCATAACGACATATCGGAGAGCTGCTAACCCGTCTGGTTCATGTCCTTCTGGCTCCGGGATTATCTTACTGTTAATATCAACTTTAAAGAACCATTTTTCAATACCGTTTTTCATATTTATTGATCGTTTTGTAAGGTGAATATTATAACCCCTGAGTTTATTTATTCCCGGAACAATTGACCCGGCAGGCTTTTTAACACCCCTGACATTATACCCATGTTTCCGCATGTCTTTTATTTCAGTTGCCCCTGCGCTATCAGCGATGATTAACTGACCTTTGTTGTGCTTTTCATAATCTAATTGATCGACAATAGCCATGCGTTCAGCTCCGTTGATCTTTTCCGGCATGAGGTTATTCATGCAAAAAACTTCATCAACATAAAGATTATTCTTTTCTTTCCAGACATTAATAAGAATTGTCGGATCAGGCGACACCCCAAAGTCCATCCCTGAAGGTATTCTCATAGCGGTTGCCGGGATCTGATCAATCCATTGATACTTGTAAATTCTACGCTCAGAATAATATCCTGTTTGTCCAAGAGCGTAAACACGTGTCCATTCTATATTATCTCTTCTTGATGTTATAAAATCTATTTCACTTTGAGGGCAAAATTCATTATCTAAATATGTAACAATAATTTGTTCACTCTGAGGATTCCCGTTTTCATCCTTTAATTTAGGTATCTCGGTATGCGCCCAGAATTCAAAGTCGGGGTTATAATCAATATAAACCTCTTCATGTGTACGCCCTATATATGTACTTGCAACCTGCCATCCGATTTTATTAGCCTCGTTGATGTAAAGAATATCCCTTCGTTTTGACTTTCCGGCATCAGATTTATTATCATTTATATACCGGAATTGAATAACAGATCCCTTGATGTTTATTTCGTGAGATGACTTGTTGTAAAATTTATCATAACTTTGTCCGTTTTCTTCAAAGATGTTTTTAAAGTCCTGTATAGCTCCATCCTTTAAGTTATCATAGGTGTCTGTCATAATAGTAATTACCCTGGGCTTTTCAAGGGCTTTTGTAATAATGATTTGAGCTATCGAATAATTTTTTGAAGCCCCCATTCCTCCTTGGATAACCTTTATTTTGGCCTTTATTGCATATATTTTTTTAAAGGTTGTGGTTATTTTAGACGGCATACTTCCATGTTTTACCGTTAATAATATCCCTAACAGAACAAGCACGAATATTAAAATCTTTTGCTAACCTATATGAACTAATTCCAGATTTAGATAACCTTCTTATTTCTTTTACTTGAGATAATTTCAATTTTGCTTTATGATGATTCTCCCCTGATTGTCTTAATCCGGTCTTATATGAATGAATTAAATTTTCAGAGGCTGTATTCCACTCCAAATTATTAGTTAAATTATTGGATTTAATTCCGTCCTTGTGGTTTACTTCTGGCTTGTTGTCTGGATTTGCAATAAAAGCCCGCGCAACAAGTGTGTGAATAGAGTATTCTTTTTGATTACCATTACAAAGTGACACAAATAAATATCCATTTTCGTGTTTAACTGGCTTGAGTATTTTTTCTTTTATAAGAGAAAATCCATTTGTTAATACATTTACTCTACTAAACGCCAAGTGCTTAACTCTTCCAAAATTACTTACTTGGTAGATTCCCTCGTATTTTTTAATATCTTCCCAAATCTCTATCATTCTTAAGGCTTTTCAATGACTTTGCCGGATATGTCTTGAAACACAAACATAGGTGCGTTTAAATCCTTCCCGTCTGCCCCAGTGAGCTCGTTTTTGTCTGCAATTTTACCATAAAGTGTGTCGTTAATTTCTTTAATTGCCTGCACATCGCCTGATCTAGCCTTTGAAATTAGCGCAAGTATTACCTGATCCTCAACGGTTCCGAATATCTCTTTTTGTAATGGGTTGCTTTTTTCGTTGATTTTAATCTTAACTTTCATCCACTTTTTAAGAATAGTGGCACGATTCTTAGTTCCTTTTGGTCTCCCTCCTCCTGGATTGCCTTTCTTGAATTGAGCATCTTTATTCGGAAACATAACTAACCTCCACTCTTTGGCTTTTTAGAAAATGCTTGCCTTTTGATAATAGACTTCTTCTCAGTGATCCATTTACCCCATTCATCCCCATTGCCATCTCAAACTCATATATAGAACCGAATACCGTTTTTTCACCGTTAATTATGGCGGCTACTTGTTTCTTTAATGGGGCTGAAATTAGGTTTTTAGTATTGTGTTTTTCTCTCTTTCTTGCCTTTTCAGACATTATTAACTTTGTCTCAATAGAGTGTGTTTTGCCTTTAAATGAGATTTCTCCATGTTTCCGGTATGCTTCTTTTTGTTTTTCGGTTAATTCTCTTTTGCCTTTCTTGAACCATGTTTTACTAACTACATCTATCCATTCGGGATTAACTGACCTTTTCTGAGCAATTAATTCTATCTTTTTTATTGTTTCTTTTGAGTGCTTGAAATTCAATGATGAATGTGAATATTGTAATATATTTATTTCAGGAGATAATATATCAATGAAGTACTGTTCTCTTTTAATTAAATCATTTTTGTCATTTACCAATTCTATTATCTCAAATAAATAATTAACATCACCGTATTTGGTATATAGTCTTTGCATGATTATATTACAGTGTCTATTATTTCGCAAGTCGCTTAAATGATTACTATTCCGTCTGTTTAAATTAACTGCACTGCCTATATATATTTTGTCTGAACCAATAAAACTGATTTTATATATTCCGGGCTTCGGTGGTATTAGATTTTGATCATTCATCTCAAATCATTCTCAAATCAAATATTCAAATAATCCTCATTCAATTCATTCCCTGCCAAGTAAAGACCTTTATTGAATTGTGCAAGGTCTTTTTTAATATAGAATCTTGCATCAAATTTACGAAGTAAGTAAATAGAATCAAAAAGAAACTTACTCCAATCAACATTTTTATCAATCCCTTTATAATTGTTCAGCTTGCCTATTTTGACATGATCAATGAAAGGCAATACTGATTCAAGCATTGACAATGAGTGTTCAGGATATATAACAGGTTCGAAGCTAGCCCATGTTATTATTCCGTTTTCCTTAAAGTATTTAAGTGCTTCAATTCTTTTTGAAGACAGGATAGTACCTGGCTCCCATTCCTGACGTTGCTTTTCATCTGCAACGACTAATGTGGTTCCTATTTTGAAGTGATTAAACTTTTTGAAAATATCAATATCCTTCTTTGCCTTCTCGGGATTCTTGGTCAAAATTGCTACGTGAATCTGATGTTTTAAAAGTACTTCAAGCACTTGCCTTGTCTGTCCGCTTTCAAATCCACAATAAGGATCTCCGGTAAATGAAAGTAATACCTGTTTTTCCCTGTCCTCTTTTGAGAGTTTTATAATGCTGTTTTCTAATTCCTTGAGATTCAAGTCACACGATACAATTGAATGATCATACTTTGAATTGAATCTCTTTAACATCGGTTGTACATAACAATATTTACACCCATGATCACATCCTTTGAAATAGTTCAGAGCTAATGGGCTATATTCTCTTGCCCGGCCTGCTGGTTCATAAATTTTCATAATCTTAATTTAGTTTAAAATAAAAATAATTTTTGCGGTTAATAAAATAACCTTCAATGTTATTTATTCCATGAAGATATAGATAATTTTTGAGTTTTTCAACACCTTTAGTGTTAAATATTGAGTGTATTTTTTTGATCATTTGCTCAGTATAACCGAGTTCTTTAATCATTCCTTTTGGTAATTGACCCATTCCTGATTGTATTGCCGTTACATGAACGATGCCTTTGTACTTTCTTTTAAAAAGTATGTTTAACTGAGGATATGGAATACCGTAAGCATCTAAATCTATAATATCAAACTTACTTAATTCGAGTATATTGAGATATTTGAGATTTGAACCTACTAAAGCGACTGAATTTTTACCGGATTCTTTCTCTATGCTTAATACCTGGATATTCTTTTTAGTTGATTTTTTAACTTCATTCCAAATACTACCGGTGCCAGAAAAACAATCTAAGACAAATATTTCTTTCTTGTCAGGTAGTGAATCTATTCGTAACTGAACCTTTTCTTTGAAATATGAATTATCTGTCTTCATGCCTTAAACGCCATTATTTTAGGTCAATTTGATGCTATTTCAATTTCAATATTTTGTAAGCTATTTAACTGCTCAAGAAGTTTCTGTATTTCTATATGCTGATCTGGATGATATGAAATAAGAATATGAGAGCGTGCAAAATCTTTTAATTCCTCTTTCTTTTTAATAACCTTATCTAAATCGGGTATTTCTAATCCCCAGTCAAGAAGCTTTTCTTCATCCCATTCATTAGCCAGTAAATCATAATTCCATTCTCCGAAAGGTAAATTATCTTCAATGATAAATCTTTGCTTTTCTTCTTCAGTAAGTTCATCGGCTTTCTTTACCCAAGCGTCTGGAATATCTTTATATTTTAACTCTTTGAGTGCTTTAAATCGCATATTACCGCCTAATATGATGTTTTCAGAATCAATGATAATAGGGCGGAGTTCCATCATTTTGGGAAATTCACTGATTGACTGAACGAGTTTTTTAAACTTATCGTCTTTTATTATCCTGGGATTATTTGGATTAGACTTTATTTCAGTTATTTTCATATAAATAGACTAAACAGCAAAGTTAGTTTATTGCTTTGATAAATACAAACAAAAAAAGCAGTACACGGTTTGAGATTATCGCCCCGGTACCGCTAAGTATTTTACTTCAAACGATTAATTACTTCGCTCTCAATATACTCTTTGACTTCTAACGCCAATTCTTCATTCTGGCATTTTTCTCTGGCAATATAAAGCGTGTCATTAAAATAATCTGATGGGTCATTGTTCATACCTTCTTCAAAGGTCATTTCTGATGCATAGTCAGATATTACACTTTCAAGCCAGTTTTCATTTTCGCTTTTAAATTGTTCTAAAGTTTTCATTTTCTTAGCAGTTAAGTTATGTCTTATTGACTCAGCTAAGGTCGGTAATGTCAATATATTAAAACATGACAAATATCATGTCATGTCTGTTTTTAACATATTTTAACATTATTTAACATTTGACCTCTTGCCTGGCAGGGCCACAATAGCAAGAATGATTACTATTGCTGTAATTATGTAAATAGTTGTAGTTATCAATTGTTTAGGATTTTAAAGTCAATATTCCAATCTTTTACCTTTACAATTTCTCTTGAATTTATAAATCTTTCATACAAAAATTCATAAAACATAGTAAAGCCGAAACCTGTATCAATTTTAATAGGCATTATTTCCGGCTGTCTGTTTAGTATTCTCCTGTGATCCCTGTTTTTAATCATTAACGCCTCAAATGTTTTAAACCAGGCTTTTTCAGGATCCGAGTCAAAGAATATCTTATCTTTTACTTGTGACATAATTTATTCGATAGATGTTAACATCCTCTTATACTCATCAATCATCAAACCACAACCGGCGGCTTTTTTAATACACTCTGCGAATAGTTCTTCGTCTGTGTTTTCAAGGATCCTGGCGGCTTCAATATATGAAGCTTTTTTATCCTCATATCCCTTTTTTAGTTTTTCTGCAATTTCTTTCATAAATTCAGTTTTAAAAAAGGGGCCCGTTTTTATTTTCCATTTGGGCCCCAACTCATCATCTCTATTCCGGATTTCCTTTTTCTCATAAAGGCTTGAGCTCCCTGATGGATTCGAACCACCGACCAACTGATTAATAACTTTGATTATTTTGGTATCTAAGTTTGCGCTTATGTCTTCCATTCCCTTTATTTTTACCCTTGTATGTACTTGTTTGAGAATGACAATTAGGACAAATTAGGCTTAAGTTATTAATGTTATTATTTTCGCTATTGCCGTCAATATGTTCTAATTCTAAAGATATTGCGATACCCATCCAATCACTAATACCACAAACACTACATTTATTACCATTTATTTGGGCAATATAATTTTTAATGGCCTTACTGCCTGGTATTTTACCTCCAGAGAGCCAATTATTAATTATATTCATAGACCTGTAATCCATCTGACATTTCTGCGAGCAATATTTGGCATTACACGCATACTTGTTAGGTGAAGTATGTTCTTCTCCGCAATAAAGACATTTAAATGTTACTGTTTTAGACATTACTTATGTTATTAATCAGCCGTTCTACCAACTGAACTAAGGAAGCGTTTTGGTTAAAGGGGGAGTTCAGAGCTTTCCCCGTGGTTAAAGATATTCCACCTTAACGGCTTACGGGTTGCTTTACAATACCCCAACATTTTAACCAAATATCTTTATTTCAATGAACTTTCAAAATTTACCGCAATTACGGTATTGCGGCCAACCAAGTCAATTATCATTTTGATAATGACAATCCAAAATTAAACAATCCAAATATGATAAACAAATTTTATTTCATTTCAAGTTCTGTGCCCCGTAAAACAAAATAAAAGTTTTGCCACTCATGAACAAATTCAATCTTTGTGAAGTAGTTATAAGTTATAGCATCTAAAACATACCAATATTTATAAGCCTTCTTCCATCTCAATTCAAATCTATCAATCGTAAAAATATTATCAGATTTTTTCTCGCATCCTGATTTTAAAAGCCAGTCTTCGGTTAAAGGAATAGGAGTTAATCTATCGTATTCAACCATTGACTGATGTGGCTGATTTGTATCTGAACGGATGTACTTAACCGAGACGGTGTTGTGTCTTATCTCAACAACGGTTCTTAATTCGTCTTTTGCATCAGTGTTAATATAATTTCCGATTTTTAGTTCACTTGCTTTCATAGATTCAAATTTACCAAATTATTAAATACAAACAAAAATTATTTCTCAATCGTATTAAAATATATGCTGTGATCAGGGTATTTATCCTGCAATTTCTTTAACTCCCTTCCTTTGTCTATCTTATTGATCAATTTATTAATCTTTAAATGTATTCTCTCTTTGCCTTTCAGGATCCTGGCTGACTTAATAAATATCTCATTTGACTTCATGAGTTTCCATATATTTACAACAAAGATCCAAAACTCGCATTTCCGATGGTGTTAAAGGATTAGGATGGACAATACCTTTTTTAATTTCAGATATTACAAATTCACGCATATCAGAAGGTTGTTTTTCTTCATAAATGCCATAATCTAAATCAGGAATTTGATTATTCCATTGAGACAAAACGGCACAAGTATTACAAATCGCTTCGTTTTGGTGACCACAAATATCACATGGATTTTTGACTGTATTTTGCTTTTGTCTATTCCTCGCATTAGTAATGTATTGAGGCTCATTTACACCATCCACGGCAATAGATTTATAAGTGTTGTATATACTGCTGTAAATATCCCCTGACCATGTTTTATCAGAATATCCGATCTCTTTACGTGCAAGTTCTATGAGTTTCTGACCTTCAGGAGTTTTATAACCTTTATGATCTATGCTTAATTTAAAGGCTCTATAACAGTCTGTTTTGTGCATTACAACGAAATAAAAGACTTTGCTCATTCTCACGTAATTAATTTCATTGTCATGCTTTTTAATTATAGCACTCTTTTTGTTTGTCATTTGTCTTGTTATTAGTTAATCAATTACTTAACCATTATATTTTTTAGTTCTTTTTTTCTTCCTATCTAAAAACCATTGAGGAGTTTTAAATTCTTCTTTTCCTTTCTCAATTTTAGTGTCTGGGGCGGAAGAAATATCATTAAATTTTGTTACAATATCAGATAAGCTATTCCATAAGGCTTTTAAATCAGAGTTTGACATATCATAACCCTGATCTATTCTTGATGAAATTAACAGCATTAGAGTTCTTAAATCAGTCATACCTTCATCCTTTACAGTATTGCCGGAAGAGGGGACAAGACCGTCACGCATGGCTTTTGCACCAAAAATCTTATTATTTATACACAATATTTCATGA